AAGACAGACGGCTCCATCGTCATCAACAAGCTAGACAGCGTCACTGGTGCATTCTTCGGTGCGTTCACGGGCAATCTGACCGGCGACGTTGATGCTGACGAAATCCGCGTCAACAAGCTGATCGCCCCGAATGGCACCATCGACCTGGACAGCGCGGATACGCAGCTGCTGAACATCCTGGAAGGTGGTGCTCAGACTGGCGATGCTGCCTATCAGGAGCTTTACGCCTACACGATGATCGATGCAGCCGGGCGCATCGCGTGGGGCGTGCGGCCTGATGGGACTGCTCAGTTCAGCAAGCAGATCGAGGGTGAGGCGGCACGAGCAGCGCAACTGACGCCCTTGGGCGACAACGAGATTGAGGAAGACGCGGCCTACGACTTCTATGCCCACGTCGAGGTAGACAGCGAAAACCGAATTTCTCGCGCTATTCTGCCATCCGGTAAAAATTATTTTCCTTCAGCTGATTTTGATAAGTTGACGATTAAGGGGAAGCCTCTTGGCGTCTCCGGCGACAGCTCTACGGGTATTGAATATGACGATGCTACCGGAGCTATTAGCAGCGTAGACGGCCAGCTAAACCGAGTCATAGTCAAATGGGGAGACTCGATCAGCAATGACATCGACCCCGCGACGGTATTGGAGCAGCTGACACCTGGCCGTCAGATGATTACGCGATCCGTTGGGGGCAGCGCTAATGGTTCCATCTTGGCCCGCTTCGGGGCGTTACCTATCACCGGCCGTGTTTACTGGGAGGTGAAAACTGTTACGGTTGCCAGCTACAGCGGTGACACCGTAACGCTGTCAGCTGGTGACACGACCGATATCGAGGTTGGAGATTTTTTTAACGGCGCCGGACAGCACAACGACACCGTTGTAACTGCTGTCAACTTAAATACAGATGAAATCACGCTTTCGATTGACGCCGGGGCGTTAGTAACTGCATCTGGGGCGTACACAATCCAGCGCCCAAAGATCGAGGCGGGACAACAGACGAAGATAGACGATCTGCTCCCCAAGACGGTTACATTTGCGACCACCTATGAATTATTTTCACACTTCTACATTAAAAACCTAAAAGGTGTGCCTTATCCGGGCTCCACCCAGTTGCCCCGTAATTTCAACCGCCTGAACGACGACACATCCAGCGACTGGGCAGACGTAATTGCCGAGTATACGGCGGACGGCTACATCTCTACAGCGCCTGATGTAATCGTAGATACGACCGTGACATCAGGCGGGACTGCCGCTGGCGCAACCTCAATTATCGTGGCTGATGCGGAAAGAATTGCCCCCGGCCATTTTATCATGGCTCAGGGCATCCCATACGGCTGTCGTGTTTGGGGCGTTGACTACGAAACCAACACGGTGAAATTAGCCATGGAGACGGATAGCGCAATCACTGGCAATGTCCGCGTCTACACGCGCGTCGATTTCGGCCCAGAAACCACTACTGAGATATCAGGTATTGGCGAAGTAAATCTCAAATACTGCACCAACATTTTTGACTTCGATGATGGGAGGCTAACTGAGGAAGCGCGTCCGTACTGGTGGCCTAATCAGTATCATGGCCCAGAACGATTTGATTTCGGTCGTGCAGATCAATTAGCCCAATACCGAGCCTTTGTGAACACCCAGAAAAGCCCATACGGAAAATATTTAATCACTAGCTATCAGATCTGGGGCGGCATTTATGAGGGCGACAGTAACTGGAACAGGCGGCGAAGCTACGCGCTTTTGGCGGCGGAGTCATTCCCGGAGAACTTTTACGATCTAGCCCGAGACGTCTGGGTTAAAGCCGAGAGCTGGTATCAATCCAACTATTTGACCATGTACCAAGCCAATTGGGAAAAAACCTTTATTGAGATGGGTTTTGCCCCGATCGCAGAAGCGCCAACATCCGGCAGCTATAGCAACGGCGATCCGTTGATGGATGGCGACCTGTGGATAGACGACGCGACAGATACAGATTACGTTTTGCTGCTTACAACTGGAGACGCCACTCACGACGCTGCGCAGGAGGAGATGTTCGGAAGCGTGCATACGCTACCGACAACCGCTGGGGAGGGGATATGGATCCCATCAATGAGTTACAGGACACTCGCGGGCACTGTATCGCTCAGGCCTGGCTTGGCGTCTGGTCGTTCTGGGGTTGTCGATGGCGTGACATACCAGGGCAGCGCCTATGACATCATCCGAAAATCATCCCCCCGAATTGGGAAAAGAGATGGAGCTCACTCCAACCCCTACGGAAAAAAGCTACTTGGTTATCTTATTGGTCAAGAATTACTGCGGCGTGGCTGGTAAAATTTAGACATCAGGACTTGCACTATGACCCTCATAACTCGACTCAGCGTCAACTTCACCGACACCTCGTTGCCCCTGCTGACCAGAGATCCGGTGATTCCCCAAAACGGATCACGGTTCTTGTGGGATTTTAAGAATATTGGGACCTGGAACAGATCATCTGGCGCGATCAGCGCGACTGATCCTATCTATTCGATTGCCCAAGCTGACGGGACAAGCGGGGTTGATGTAGGCAATTCTTACATAAGCAGCCAATCAACGACACGCCCGGCCACCGACGCGCCGATAACGCTGGATTTTGATCAAAATACTGGACGAGTAACATTCCCTATTACGCAACCTACAGCAGCCAGTAATCGCCACGCGCGATTTATGGAGAGCGCGACAGAAAATAAATACATCTTCAATAACTTGTCCGACAGCTACTGCATGTCGATGTGGTGTTATTTCGACAGCGGGATGGGAAGCACTCCTCGCGGTTTTATGCTCCATGAGCCCTATTTAATAGGAAGATTCGGCTTGTTCGTCACAGTCAAAAAAGATTTTGTGAGTTTCAATCGTTCCGCAGGGAGCGGTTACCCGAAAAACGAAACGACGACAATACAAGCAGATTCAAAATACGAGTCCAAGCATCAAAGCTTTAGCACTGATGCAATCCACCGCGTGGGGTTCGCTTGGTATAAAGACAGCAACGGGGCCTGGTATCAAAAAGCTGTCTTAGACGAAAATACGATCTCGGACCCATTAGCTACCCCTAATTTTGACACAACGGGGCTTGACCTGGGCCAAACCACGTACGACGGGGCACAAGACCCCAACCAACTGCTGTCTGTCGGCTTAGACACGTCTTACACTGGTGATCTGTATGGAACGGGGTTTGGCTTTTACCGCGTTTACGTCGAAAACATCACTGAGTCAGGCCGCACCCCTGAGCAGGTCTGGGCTGCCGACTGGGCACGCGGCAACGGTCGGTTTTCCTGATGCACCCACGACAACAGCTGCGCCATGCCGTCCGCAACCACTTGGCTGCGCAGCTGCCTGATGGTGGGTACTGGACACCGGCGGAAAGTCGTGTGTATACTCAGCGCACAATTGAGATGGAATCCGACGAGCTGCCGCTGATTCTGGTCTCCGCCCGCGAGGAGGATGTGGAGCCGGTCAATACCACGGATTGGGATGGCGGCGACCGTCGCACGTTGCCAATTCAAATTGAGTGCTTAGCAAAAGCCCTCGATGACATTGACGACCGACTGGACGCGCTTTGCCTAGGCGTAGAGCAGGCAATAGGCGGGTTGCTGGTGCAGGGGCTGGAAACGGCCCACCTACGGCTGCTGCGAACCGAATCGGACGTGGATCGTGAAGGCGAAGTACCGATCGGCGCAGCCCGCATGACCTTCGAGGCTCGCTATCTCATCGACCGTCTAGGCGTGGATTTCGGCCTCTACGATCGGGACTATCCCGCCAACTGCCCGGCGCCAAGCATCACAACCATTACACTGCGGACCCCCTCTGGGGACTCTTTACACTTAGAAGATCTGGTGATCTGACATGGCAACACGTCGCATCTCACGCAGCAAGCCTGCACCTGAAGCGCAACCTCAGGCGTCCACCACGCTGAAAGCAGAAGACCTGGCCCGCTTTCTTGGCCTGGGGGACACCAGCGACAATCGGCTGGGTGACTACCTGTCGGCTGCCATGACTGAGGCCGACAAGTTCATCGGCCAGACTGTGCCGGCGGCCGATCAGTCGCACACCTACAAGCAGGGTGTGCTGCACCTTGCCGCAAAGTTCTACGCCGCTGGCTCCGACGAGGTAAATCACCCCACCGACATCCCACCTGTCTGCCGCTACTTCTTCGAGCTGGTGCGCCGTGAGCTTTCAAGTCCCGCGAAGTAGTCGCCGCACTGGTGGCGTTGGCGTCTTTGAGAACACTGAGGGCGCACGCAACGTTGAGAACGTAGTTCGCACTGGCAAGGTCAAGGAGGTTGACCTGGAGCGCCGGATGCTGCGCGTCACCATTGGCGAAGCCGACAACGTCATCGAGACCGCCTGGCTTCCGGTGCTCCAGGGGTCGGCTTCAGCTACTCGCGGTGGCATGTCGGCCTGGGTGCCGCCTCGCATTGACGACGTGGTGCAGGTGGCCTGCCCTGGCGGTGAGCTGTCGCTGGGCGTGGTCATGACCTCCCAGTTCATGCACGCCAACGATGCACCGTTCGGCGATCGCGCCGAGGGCTATGAGTTTGGCGAGCTGGGTGAACCCCGCGACAGCGTCTGGCGCCAGCTGTTCGCCGACGGCACCCTGATCGAATACGACACGGGCCAACACCTGGTGCGGGTGGAGACTCCGGGCAGCGTCAAGGTGCACGCCTGCGGCCAGGTGATCATCAAGTCGCCCTTCATCCAGATGGACGCGGACGCGGTGCACGTCACCGGCAAGCTGTTGCTCAGCGGCAAGGTGATCGGGATGAACCGCCAGCTCACGGGAAATGGTCCGTTAGATTTTCTGGGCGATCCCATCCACCTCAACAAACAAGGAGGCGTGTTTGGCATCGCTGGCACTTTGATCAGCCCTTTTGAGCTGACAACGATGGCCGGCGCTATTGGAGATTTTGGCACCTTTGACGGATTGTTCAGCGGCTTGGTGGACGGCATTAGCGCTCCTATGAGCCTGGACAGCTTTCTCGATGCTGATGGCCTGCTCGGCATCCTGCCGGCTGACATCCTGGGGGCTGGTTTTAACGCCCTGGGCGTTAGTAACACTCTCGCCCCGCTCAGCTCCGCTATGGGATTCGTAAAGGATCCAGATCCCTTAGCGATCGACCACTGGGGGATGGAGCTGTTTGCCACTGAGATCGCAAACACCTTTAATCTGCAGGTGCCCAGCGCGTCGAGCCCGCCGATCGGGACGCCTGGAACGTTTGACGGGTTTCTGTTTATTGCCGGATGGATTCAAGCGGGAGAGATCAACGTGAACGATCTGGTTCAGATCGCGCAAGGCTTTGGGCTTGGTTTGTTGCCGCAACAGGACAGCGATCTGGCTGTGGTTGTCGATGCAGTGCTGAATGCCACCCAGCAATTGACCACCGATCCTCAGACTGGCTTGCCTATAACACCGCCTCAAGCCACTTCTCAAAACCTGATGCAGGGACTGCGAAGCACCATGGCTGCCGTCACCGATCCCCAGCTGGCCGACACCATCAACAATCAAGGCCTGGTGCAGACCTGGGAGATGTTGTTTCACGGCGAAGTGCAACCCGGACAGATGATCGCCGACTACGTGAACAGCGGTGCGGTAAGCCTGGAAGAGCTGCTCGGCATTAACACCCCGCTGCAGCGCGAAGGCAACACTGACCCCAGCGGCGGCTGCGGGATCCAGTTCAACCAACCCACCTAGAATCGCCTGAAACTGAAGCCCCACCATGCAGGGCATGAACAGGGATGCCGGCACCGACCTGGGCGGTTTCGACCACCTGCGCCAGTCGGTCATCGACATCCTGACAACCTCCAAGGGCGCTCGCGTAATGCGGCGCGACTACGGCAGCAACCTGCCCCGCCTGGTGGATCGCCCGGTCAACCAAAGCCTGATCGCAGCACTACGAGCCGAGACCGTGGATGCCTTGGCGAAATGGGAGCCGCGCTTACGATGCGAAAGGGTCAACCTGCTGGAGGCAGGCCAGGGCTTTGTGATTATGGACATCACCTTCACATACCTGCCTGATGGGCGGGAAGTAACGCTTCAAGATCTGCGCATCGGGGGCTTTCTGTGACCTTCAGCATCACCAACCTGCCCGAGCCCGATCTGATCGAGGAGCTGGACTACGAAGCCATCTTCCGCGATCTGATGGCTAATTTTCTGGAGCGTCACCCGGACTACACGGCCCTGCTGGAAAGCGATCCGGCGGTCAAGCTGCTGCAAGTGGTGGCTTACCGCGAGCTAATCCTGCGCCAGCGGGTGAACGACGCTTTTAAGGCCACACTGCTGGCCCGCTCAGGCGGCGGCGACCTGGACAACCTAGTTGCGTTCTACGGGGTGGAGCGTCAGACTTCCGAGCCGGACAGCGACCTGCGCAGCCGCACCATCGAGCGCATCAAGGGCAGCAGCACCGCAGGTGGCGGGGCCTGGTATCGGTTCCAGACCCGGACTGCTGACGAGCGGGTGGTGGATGCCTTGGTGACCAGCCCCGACGCTGGCCAGGTGCGCATCGCAATCTTGAGCAACGAGGGCCCTGCAATCAAGGCCGCCAGCAGTGTCGAACTTGACACGCTGGGAGCGGTCTACGGGCTGACCCGTAACACGTCGCAAAATGAAAGCGATGAAGACTTTCGCGCTCGAGTGCTACTGGCAGCACTTGAAGGCCGCGGCGAGGGCGCCGCCAGCAGCCAGCTTCTAGGCGAAGTTGACGCCAAAGTCCAGGCCGATGACGTGCGCGTGATCACTGACACGGTGGAGGTGGTAAGTGCCACGATCGCCGAAATTGACGTGGCAGCTGATCTGTACCTTTATCCAGACCAGCCCGCAGCAATTCTTGACGGCCTCGAGCAGAGCATCCGAAACGCGTTCGCCGCAGAGGGCGGCCTGGGTTGGGACCTGACCACTAGCTGGCTGGTCAGCCGGCTTCACATTGATGGGGTGCAGAGAGTGGAGCTTCAATCGCCCGTGAGCACGGTGGTGGCCGATAGCGGCACTGCCGTGGCACTTGGCAGCGTCACCGTCAACTTGGCGGGCTATGACCGATGACTGCAATCGATCTGCTGCCTAGCAACGCCACGCGACTTGAGCGCGATCTATCCCGCACCGTCGACGTGCTGCCCAGGCTTGGGCCTGGCGCGGAGTTGGTGCGGACTGGGAAGCGCGCCAACATCCCCGACGATGTGGTGCCCTGGCTGATCTACGAATACGGCCTCGGCGAAATCACCCCCTACGTGCCGGACCTTCGGCAGGCGCTCGTCGAGGGAGTGCAGTGGCAACGGGTCAGAGGCACCCGGCAAGCCGTAACCATCGGACTGGGTTGGATCGGTTTCGCCGCTGACATTGAAGAGTCAGAAGCCGGCACCCTTCGATGGGCTCAGTATCAACTAGGGCTGGACAAAGCACCCAACGGCCTAGACGCCATCGACAACGTGGTAGGGATCACCCGGCTGTCATCGCCAGTGCGATCGCAGCTGTTCCGCATTTATGGGGGCTATGACTACCGGCGCTTCAAGCTGGACGACCATTTGCTGAGCGAAGGGTCTTGGCTGTGCGATCACACTGGTGCATATTTGCGGGATGACTGGCCGCAGCTGAGCTTCGGCCGGCAGTTCCACGGCGACGGTGACATCGCGACCGGCCTGGCCTGCTACAGCGGCATCGAGCACGTCTACTTTGACGGCGGAATTTATGAAGACCGCATGATCCTCAGTTGCGGTGTGTTGGACGAGCTGGAGTGGCGCACTTGGCACATTCAAGCCGAGACGCGTTCATTGAGTCGTTTGCACGTCGCTGGCTGGGGGCCAATCTGGCAAAACGTCGAGACATGGGATCCAGTTGACTGGCAGGCCCCAATGGATTGGGCACAGCTGCTGAACAGCATCGTTCCACCCCGCACCTTTGCCAAGGCTGGGATCTACCTCAGCGACGGCGGCGCACTGGGCGACACCAACTACTGTTTCAGCCTGTCACTCGAAGCCGAGGTAGGCTTCGGCTCCCCGCTGCTGAGCGAAGCGGACCCCAGCACTGGTGAGGGCATCCTTAGCGAACACGTCACTCAGCTGGTGGTGCAAGAGCTGCTGGAGCGGTTCGATCGCCTCTACGGTGCTGAAGCCACCGACGCACGTGGCAGCCTCGATGCCGCCGGTGCCTTGCGCGAGATCTTCTTCGCCTACGGCATCGATCCGTTCCTTAGCTGGCAGACCGAGCACGACTGGAGTGGCTACGGCACCCCCGCGAGCCTTGTGCAAATTGCAGGGACAGAAGTTGGGGTCCTTGCCTTGGTTGAGGACACAAACGCTCAAGATCCAAGATCTTGGAATCCAACGGTTCAAAGCATTGAGAGCATGCATCAAACCACCCCCTAGAATTTGAATACAATGACCACGACACAGGAGGCCATGGCCTGATGGCAACCCTTGTAACGTCTGGGCGAGCAGGCCTAGCCGCCTCCGTAGCGTCTCAGGATATTTTCCTTGGACTAGGCGCCGGCAATCCTTTGTGGGACGTTGACGGAACTCCTTCCGAAGACATTGCCGACACAGCATTGCTTGCAACTATTGGATATCGCAAGACAGCGCAGGTAGACTTTGCAACGGCTGACCCCGCCGGCTCGATCGTTCTGCCCACGGGACGCTACAACATCAGCGCCACGCAGTCGAACCACCTTTATCTGCGTTTTGCCTTGGACTTTGCGGACGCCAGCACGGCAACCATCCGTCAGACTGGGCTTTTTCTTGGCACTACGCCGAACGCCGGTTTGCCGGTCGGTCAGATGTTTTTTCTGCCTACTGAGATCGCAGACCCTGGCACGCTTTACCTGTTAGAGCATGTCACCCCGATCAACCGCACACCCGCCACTCGCGAAACTTTTGAGTTCGTTTTGACGTTCTGAGGCCGCAATGACAATCCAAAGCTATTACAACCGTTTTGACCCGACAGACAATTACGACAATCTTCTGTTTCGCTCCAGCCGCGGCCTGCAATCCGCCGAGCTGAACGAGATCCAGGCTGTTTTTAGCAACAGGCTGCAGCAGATCGCCAACGTGCTATTCAAAGATGGCGCGGTGGTGCGCAACGGATCGGCCACCATCGACGCCCAGACCGGCGAAGTGCAGATGGAGGCTGGCGCTATCTACGTGCTGGGCGCTGTGCGGGAGGTGGCTGAAGCTACCTTCACCATCCCCACCACCGACAGCCTGCAGATCGGCGTCAGGGTGGTGACCACCCAGGTGACCGAGCTGGAAGACCCCAGCCTGCGCGATCCTGCGGTCGGCACCCGCAACTACCAAGAAGCCGGCGCAGGCCGCACCCAGCGGGCAATCTCCTGGGGCTGGAGTGGCGACGGTGGTGCGGGCGACTTCTTCAGCGTCTACGCCGTGCTGAATGGCGTGCTGGTCACTCAGGACGCCCCTCCGCAGCTGGACGGGGTCAAGCAGCTGCTGGCCCGCTACGACCGCGACGCTAACGGCAGTTACATCGTCCGGGGGATGAATCTGATTGCCCTGGGCGAGGACAACACCGGCAGCAACTACGTCTACAGCGTTCAGGACGGTGTGGCGAACGTGCAGGGCTTCAAGATCGACAAGCCTACCGCCACTCCCCTCAGCTATCCCATTGACCCTGACCTACAGACGATCAGCAACGAGCCGCGCACCAGCACCAGCGCAGGCACCCAGACCATCACTACCAGCCGCACCCCGCTGAGCCAGATCCTCGACGTGGTGATCACCGCCGAGCGGACGGTGACCATCACCCACGGATCCTTTACTGGTTCCATCGATCCGCTGCCCGACAGCTCGGTGCTGAGCATCCAGAGCGTCACCCAAGGGGGCACCACCTACAGCCCCGGCGCTGGCTACGTGTTGAACGCCGACCAGGTGGACTGGAGCCCTGGAGGTTCTGAGCCGGCACCTGGCAGCATTTATACGGTGATTTACCGCTACCTCACCAGCGTCACCCCCAGCAGCATCGACAGCGACGCCGGCACCTTCCAGATCAGCGGTGCTGTGGCAGGCACGCTGGTGTTGACCGACTACCGGTGGAAGCTGCCTCGCTTCGAGGTGATTTCCCTGGATGAAGAAGGCTATTTCCAGCAGATCAAAGGGGTCAGCTCTGCCTTTGATCCTGTTGAGCCCTTGGTGCCCGGCAACCAACTCCAGATCGCATCGATCTACCTGGATTGGAAAAGCACTTCAACCCCAGTGGTTGACAACAACGGCACCCGCGTGATGCCGATGGCCGAGCAACGCCAAGTTAAGGACTCGGTTGTGGAGCTTTACAAGCTGATTGCCGACGAACGCCTGCAGAGGGACATCAGCTCCAATCAGCCCACCGCAAAGTATGGAGTTTTCACAGATCCCTTGTTTGACAACGACCTGCGCGACGCAGGGGTGACACAAGATGCAGTGATTGCCAACCAAGAGTTACAACTTGGTATCAGCGCAGTCACAGCATTCGCCGCGCAGAATAACAGCAGCGTTCAGCTCTTGCCTTACACCGCTGAATTCTTGGTCAGCCAGGAGCTGCGCACGGGCAGCATGAAAATCAACCCCTACCAAAGTTTTAGCCCAGTCCCTGCGCGTGTGCGGCTTGATCCCAGTATCGACCTATTCACCGTCTTTGACGATCAAACGACAGCTGTTACTCAGCGATTCAATAGGGGCACTAGATGGCTGACTCGTACTGTGACCAGCACGGTGACCCGACTGGTTTCGCGGGCGTCGGTTGCGATCGAGTTTTTGCGACAGCGCACAGTCAACTTCACCGTCGAAGGTTTTGATGCAGGCG